GCCCAATCTGGGGGGTGGAACATCTCAGCCCAATCTTGGCAATTCCCCTTGGTGGCGTCCAAATCCATCCATAGCGCAGCCAGAGTATTGCTCGGCCTATGGTGGAAAAGTGTGCCATCATCATTGGTAAGGGGTTCCAAATTTGGGTTGTCCGGGGGGTCAACTGTATCTTCAACTGTCATGGGGGATTGCTCCTCACCTGAATGTGCGTCGGCTTCTCCTGTGGCAACTGGATCAATGGCTTGAGCTGAATCCAGGACTTCTGCTGGTGCGTCATCACGCGGGATAACGACCTTGTCCACCACATGATCCGCCTGGGCTGTGATATCTTGAGATGAGGTGATGATCTTATTCGCCACCTCAGGGGGGTAATACTTGAGCAAGATATCACGCGCTGCTGGTGAGAAAGCAGGGTTGTCCGTCACAATCTCGGCAAACGTTTTCTCCGGTGAGTGGGTAACATCAGTTTGGGGATTAACAAGGGAGCTTGCATAAGATGCCAAATCCGCCAAAGTGTGCTGACTCTGAGCACTTAGCCACTGCAGGACACGTCTAGAATACTTGTTGCGGTTGTAGAATGGTCCTACGTACTGCACATCACTGATGTACGATGGCTCCTCCATGTGCAACTCCGGGAACTTCTGGGATCGCCAATCAGTAAGGCCGATGCGATCTAAATATGCTGCCGGTGAGCAGATATCAGGTGCAGCAAAAGGCAAGTTCTCAAGTTCATACATGTTGAAGCTGCGCATAGCCTGTTTGCTATGCTTGGAATCCACTGCGGGGAGATGTTCAAGGACGTTGCAAAGTAGTGGAGTGATAGATGAGCCTTTGAACCAGTATAACGCAGACATAATGCGGGCTTTGAGCTTCGCTGTGTCATGCTTGTTGGTACACAAGTCCGGTGAGGCATCCCAAAAGATGCGAGAGAGACGATCATAAGGATCCATGGGTTCATTGATAAGATGACCATCAAACTGCTGGATATGATACCCCAGGAAGTTGGATTCATAGGGTGATGCATGAATGTCCAATGTTAGCACCATACCCAACTCAGATCCTACTTGCTGGTATTCATCTATGGATTTCCCTCCCAGCATAGCCAAATCAAACTCGAGATCATCACCTTCCACAATGAACCAATCTTCCCAATTTGGACTTAGGCCCATGCGCCTGAGTGTGGTGTAGAACATGCACAGATTAGTGAAAGCATTGCCAATTGATGTCGACTCAGAACCACTAATGGTCATAGGGGGGACACCTGTAACAGTAAAGAACTTGTTACGCACTTGATGTGTCTGATTAATGACGCTGTAGTAGCGGTCAATGTTGTCGGCATCTGTAGGACATATACGACGGAAAAGACGACGTTGGATGTCCAGATCAAGACTATCCACAAGCACTTCAAAACCTGATGCATCCTGCTGACAGACTGGGTGTGAGAAGTCCAGCATATGGAGAACCTCATCTGGTGTCTTTCCTTTGATCGTGTGAGGATTTAGATGTGCCCAGATGTGTTCAGCCCGAACAAGACATGCCTTGGAATATCCTCTCATCTCAATAGGAGGACTCACCACAAATCTCAGGGTAGCAGCTTTTGAGTACACTTCGCGCTTGATATTGAGCTCATAAGATTTGCCCCACTGTGGGTCAGGTGCGTCTCCACTCAATGCTCTGTCAACACCCACCATATACTTGTTATATTCGTCAGAACCCACTCCAAACTTGATAGCAGCTGTTATCTCACATTGCTTGCGAGGATCGACTGCATCATCTGAAGCCTGCATATGTGGCAATACCCAGGAGATGAATTCCTCAATCTCCTCCTCTGTTGGAGGGCGGGTTCGCTGTCGCTTCCTGATGATGCGCTTTGCGATGGCGCAAGATATGGAATAGTCAGACCATTCAACATCATATAAGGGCATTATCTTCATGCCGGCATACTGAGGTATGTCTGGCAGAAGACACCTTACGTGATACTGTGATGTGACTGTCTCTTGAAGGCTGACATCTACAGACATCAGCAAGTCACGATCAACTTCGGGTCCATCTATAGAAGGCTGTGGGATTGCATACCAACCATCTGCGGCTGGGAATTGTGACACCCAGGTCTTCCAGGCATATCTCACATCCACCTTGTCCCATGTCCACACAGCTGCTACTGCAACACGACACACGAGAGAGAGATTCCAGTTTGGCCAGTCTTTGTCAACTGGGAGTTGAGCTGTCCTCAGGTTACGCAATTTCATCTCCAGGGCTCGTACCGAATCCTGGTACGAAATACCCAACCCACAGCACAAGCGAGCCATGTCCATCACCATCTTGCTAAGAGCGACTTCCTCACCATTCACACACAATGCCGTACCTGACACATTTGAAATCGGGCGAGGTGTGACAGTGGGTGGGGGTTGAGTGGGACACATGCCAATGTTATGGAGTGTTGTAACGGTAGTAACAAAGGCGTTGGCAATCTGTGGGAAATATGGAAGTAAGTAATATCCGAGCACGGGGACATAGACAATATAGTTTGTCTCACCGTCCTTCGAACCTCGACGAGGATTAGCTTCCATAAGCGTGAGCATACGATCTCTCTCCCATCCCGATGGGTCTTTCCACATCCGGCGTATAGCAACCGCCAAATCATTCCGTGACCATCCAAGATGCCATGCGTGTTTGACTGCAAACAGAACCCGTCTGTCCACATAAGGTGCAAAAGCAGGGGTCAAGTCTGAGACTTTGGCTCTCAAAATCCAATCAAGTCCCTGATACGGATTTGGGTGGTTTGCAGCCCACTGTCCAGTGACGAATATTCCCAACGCTTGCGCTAATGAGGGGACAGTGAGCGGACGAGTGCACTTATCACGTAAGTCAGCTGTGACACCAGGCATATCAACATACCCAAGACGCGCCTGCATGACTGGTGTCAAGAAAGATTCAGGTATGTGATACCAGTGCTGGAACAGGGCCTCTGGGATACAATTCATGGCAACAGTGTCACAGACTCGGTGACCTATAAAGC